AATCCTTCGCTAACACCGATAGCAGTCAGGCTGACAATGGTGTCAGCATCAGCGTCGTAGGTGCCACCCCAGCGGAGGTTGTTAGCCTGCAACGCACCAAAGCCCACTGGGAGCCAGATGTTTTGAGGACCAGAACCGCGGGAGTAAACACGCAGTTGAGCAGTTGACGGCGTGTACCAAAACTGCCCGAGGAAATCACCTTGCCCTGGGTTGTCCTCCTGCATTAAGCAGGTGGAATAATCCGCAAGCTTTGGGGAGGTGATGCTGTCATCCGCGATTTTGTCGGTGTCGAATTGACCGCTAATAATTTGGTCGGCGTCGAGTCCAGGGATGTCGCTGGCTTCCAGTCCGCTGCCTGCAATGACATGACCGCTACTGTCGATTTCGACTTTGGCAAACGGTCCCGTTCCAGCGGGGGTGTCGTTGTGGGTGAGTGCACCATCAGCGCCGACGGTAAACTTGCCGTCTGACGGGACCTTAATTGCACCGATCTCATCGTTGGTGGCAATAGGTAGGTCACTGCCGACCAAGGGCACCATTGAGTTGACGTGACCGTGCTCGTCAACAGTGATGCCGCTAGTCGTTCCAGGGACGATGACGGTGGCGTGATCAATCTCGCCGACAGCGCTGACGGTTAGACCAGAAGATGGTGGGACTGAGATTGCACCGACGGTGGTCTCAGTGGCGATGGGCAGGTCGCCTGATTCTAGTGCAACCGCATCAGTAATAAGACCTTGCTCGTTATACGTGATGCCGCTCATCGTGGCGGCAGTAATATCGTTGGCAATACCTAGGTTGCCGTCATCATCTAGATCAATTGAGCGGTTTAATGTTGATTCATCAAGGCGGTCTGCTGATATTGTGCCAGCAGTAATTTTGTCGCCTGGAATTGCATTTAGTTTGATTGGTGCAACGCTGTCATCGGTTAACTTTCCGCCATCAATGGGACCAGCAATTTTGTCGCCTGTGACCGTGCCGTCGACAATAATCCCGCCGTCAACTGAAGACAGCTTGATTGAACCGACGCTGCCGTCAACGAGTTTGCTGCCGTCAATGCCGCCGGCTAGTTTTTCATTTGTAACAGTACCGTCATTAAGCTTGGCGCCGCTTAGGTCACTGATTTGATCGTTGCCGATAGATTCATCGACAATGTTGGTGCCTGTAATTGTATTGAGGGCTATCTGACCGTTAGGTCCGCCTTCGATGGTGTTCTGCGAGATTGCCGTCCCAGGGATACTTCCTTGCAGGTAGCTGAGTTTATTTGATTCAATAGAACCTGGCGGTAGGCTGTTGACCCCGTCTGTAATCAGGGTATTAACCTTTACCTTCTTGGTCTCACTCGCGGAGACGTCAGTGATGGGTAGGACATCACCTTGAGCAAGGTTGCCCTTCTGAAGCTCAGGCAGCTCTGAAATTCTAAGGTCTGCCATAAGACGGGATACCCTCCAATCAGTTTACTGATCCAGATAAGCTGGGTCGTCGTCTTCTTGTAGCAAGCGACGGTCTTCCAAACCATCGACTACATCCGGTAGCAAGACGCTAGGTAGACGACCTACTCGTAGTTGAATCGTTCCATTGGTGACGAACTGAATGCTACTTTCGATGATGTTGTCTGGTGATACAGACACCGTAGCGTTAGTGACGATGCACTTAGCCTCATAAAATACAGCGCGTTCTTTTTCGGCGTAAAGGACAAAACGACCCAAAAACTCCGCACCAGTAATGACGCGAATACAAATGGAAGACAGGTAAAACGGAAATTCACTATTGAAGTCAAAGTCTCTTGCACATGGTTCTGTGTAGTAGTTAAAGAAGCAGTTGAGGGTGCCTTGCCCTGAAATCAAACCCGCTTCAAACTGCTTGCGGTAGTAATCGCCTAGGCGGGTGGTGTCAATCGTTTCCCGCTCCGTGGTGAACTGATAGTCGCGGACTCCAGCTAGGCAGCGGTACTTGTTGTTGACCTGAGTGAAGGATAAGAGTGATTGGGCGGAAGGTGGGGCTAACGCAAGAGCTTCTCTTTCGTCGTTGCGTAGTGCTGCGTCGTAAGACAAGAACAGGCGAATACCGCCCATTGCGTCGATAGCGACGAAGCCGGTCCAGTCTGGGTAGTACTTGCCGTTTTCATCCTTGTGTTCAGCAAGCAGCCATGGCTCGCTAATTGGATCAACGATTGGCTTACCAGCGAAACCAGTGTTGGAGTTGCCCCAGTATTGGATGCTGACGCGGTCGCCGGTCGTCAGGAAATAACCGTTAGTGCTGTTGAGGACAACACTGAATCGGCGAGCATCGACGTTGACATCATCAGGGGTGATGTAGTCGCGAACAGTAATCTCCGTCTCGCCTGTACGGCGAAGTTCAACAAAGCCTTGATCGCCGAGATAAACCGTCACTGGTCAACAACCGTAGGCGCGCCAATGCATTGGAAGCTGATGTCTGCGGAATAAATCTCACCGACACCGACCGCCAAGTTAAATGAGGTGATGTGTGCCCAGTAGTCGATGTTGATGTAGTTGCTAGGGAGAGGCGTGCCGTCGGAGGCTACAGGCGTTTCGCCGTTGAAGATGCTGTTGTTTGGCTCGTCGGCAATTGCAAAGCGGAACAAGAATGGGTCAGCTTCAGCACCTCGACCATCATCATGAGTGCGGTCAGGTCCAACCGTTCCAGGGGTGGGGAGTCCGTTTACATAGGCTTGCCGTGCGATCTTGAAGAAGCGTGGTGCGAGCTTGTTGATTGAGTTGCGCTCGTCATTGTTACGAGCGTCGCCGCTACCTAAAGCCGTGATGTTGCTGTAGTACAGGATGCGGCATTGTCCGGTGGCAGACTTCGGACCAGGGCAGTAAACACGGTCGGTGTCACCCATCGTGGTGGCGTCAAGAACTTCTTGGCTGCCGTTCAATGACCAGTTTTGGACGTTAGCAATTTGAACAAAGTTCGTCGGGTCATTGAACTTAAGGTCATCATTTAGCGCTGTCAGGTACTCTCTTTTTTTCGCAACCGAAGCCCAGTCAGAGTTAGGACGGGCACTGTTTGACAAAAATGGACGGTATTTACGGATGTAGAGGCGTCCAGAGGTGCCAGAAAAATGCATGACTCCTACTGCGCCACTAGCAACAACACCATTCTAGGCATCCAAGTAACTGACGAATTCACATTGCACGGTGCAGCGGTTGGGAAAGGTGCTAGTCACAGTCGGGGGGCTAGCAAAGCGCCAGTACGTTCCAGAGGCATCGGGGAAGTTCTCTTGGTACCAATGGGTGATTAGCTTGCGCTCACGGTTGGGGTCGTTCTCGATGTCGATGTAGGGCTGCACACCTTCCCATGCACCGCCCTTGCCGCCGTCACCATCGTCACCACGGTTGAAACGAACGTAGTGCCAGTTTTCCTGTACTCGCTTATAGCACTGAAGAATCTGGTACGCCTCATCGTCGGTGATGTTCTGAAAACCGAGGCTTAGCCTTGAGCCGCTGCGGCGGTTGCCGTAACGCACATGGGTAGTGCTGCCGTTTTGACTGACGAAGTCTTCACTCGGGTATTCGCCAGGGCTATAAACCCGTGACGAAGGCGTGATGTAAGGGAAAGCAATTGGATCAGGCATTGAAATCCACGATAAAATCTTCGTCGTTCCAGTCGGCTACTTGTAGTGAGCCTGCAGCAGTCAATGGAACGTGGGTTGCACTCACATCTACAAAACCTTCCTCTCCATAGGCTATCGAATTGATTCGGTACACACGAGACGTTACGTTCGCTTCTATCACTGTGAAGACTGAGCTAAAAAATGCAGCTTGTTGGGTGTAGCCGTTCTTATCGATGGTCATTGACCCCTGCAAGACACCGACGTTGTTACCGGACTGCCAGTAGTAGACATCAACTGTTTTGTTGTGCAAGTCCTCGTTGGAGGTGACTTGACCTTCGGGACCGACAGAACCGTTCTTGAACCGCTGTGCGGTCTTGTTGCTTTCGGGGTGATAATGAGACTCGGTTGTCACCTTGATATACGAACCAGGCTCGACACCCAGAATTTCGTTGACCGTAGTGCTGAACTCGATGGTGTGTGTAACGGATTGTCTAACGCGAAGCGCAAATTTGGCGAAAGCTTCGGCATGAGCAATGCTGGTTACGGAGTCGGAAAGGTCGAACTCTTCAACTGGATCGATGTCAGGCTTGCCGCCTAGGCGAGACACAAGGTTGACAGTAACGCTGTCAGTAACAGGGAAACCGTTGCCGATCTCTCGGCGGTAAAGAACAACTGCCGTAAATAACTGGCGATCCTCAGGTTGGAGGTAGCTAGCCTTGTAGCCCTTCATGTTGCCATCAGTGAAGAGGGCAGCGATTGGCGGCTTAGCTAAAGGGTCAATCTTGTAGCTGCTGGGGCTGTAAAGCAGTGCCGGTACTAAGCTGAATCGACCACCTTCAACTACAAAATCAAGCAGGTTATAAACAGCGTTCTGATAAATCCATTCCCGCAGGTTGACGCGTTCAGCGATGATGCCGTCCCAGGTAAAACCGTTGGCTAGGCAGTAGTTAGCAGCGGTGCGCATGTTGTTGTAGTGGACTTGATAACCACCAACGATCTCACCGACACCAATTTGTGGGTCAGCCAGCAAAGCAGTAGCGATTTCAGGTAGCAGGTTGGTTGCGTAGCGCTCAGGAAGACGCGTTGGGAAGTTCTCTGTTTGAAACTGCTCCCGGTAATCTGCAGGCGTGTAATTGTTAGAAACAACATTGTCAGTGACTAAACGAGTAACTTCAAGCCCGCGTTTGATGTAGCCACTGAAATCAGAAAAGGATGTAAACTCGCGACCTGCTTGCAAGTGCAGAGTCAGATACGAGAGATCCTTGTAATTAGGACCGTTGCCATCGTCGTAAGGCGTGATTTGATTGACGTATACCAGTTCATGCTCTGGGCTGGTATCGCAGCTAATGGTTTCGTTTTCGTACAGCGGGTAATCACATGCTGCGGCACGACGATACAACTCGCCGCCAACCTTATCCGATGCGCTGACCGTAAGAATCTCTGTGTTGCGCCTGATTGTGAATTTGACTGTATCGCCTGACTTATAGCCCGATCCAGGATTTTCGATTTCCCAGCGAGCGTAGTAGCCAGTTTCATCTCCAATAACGTCAGGGTCTTGGTAGGAAATAATTTTTAGTGTCAACCCGCGACCACTACCGTTCGTACTGTCTTGTTGCTTGCCTGTTTGGATAACGTTTGGAGTAAAAGGAATCTTCTCTTCACGGACAATCTCGTACCGTTTGAGGTCAGGCCATTGGTTGCCTTCTGTGTTTACTCCGCCCGCGCTATACCTGTAATTACCTTGCGTATATGTAACCTTATTTTTATTCGCAATAGTGTTCTCTTGGGTGTTTATTTTGGTATTGTTCCACCAAAACTCCCAGCGGTATCGACCGTTGCCGATGTCGCGACGGGTTACTTTTTCTCGAGTTGTATTGCCTTTACTTGGGTCTTTATAGCGAACTTCTGGTTTGCCCCATTGATCAATTTTTGGAAGATTGTTCTCGTAACGGCTTAAGTCTGTAACTCGCCCCCTAGCGTTGTTAATCGGACCCTTCTGGGTATCGACAATATCCAGCGCCCCAGCGGTAAGAGTCTTTACAACTCCATTGAATGCAACCTCCCAATTTTCAGATTTAGGAGTGTTGCTTAGTTGATCGTTGCTGAAACTATATTGTGAGTTACGGTCCCAGCTGAACATTGCAACAGGTATCTGATCGTTGTTTGTGGCGATTTTCCAGTCCATTACCGCTCCAGGGACTGGCTCAAACTTGAAGTCGTATAGCTGATTTTCGGTGGCGTTGTCAGCACTGGAAATACGAATTTTAATGTAGTTATACATGTCCTGGGGCGATCTGCCCTCTACGCAGAACACCAAGTTTTGAGCAAGGACAAGTTGCCACGGGTTACCTACTACCTCTTTGTTGCTGTTGCCGTAGCCGCCTTTGCGGTACATCAGACGAAAGAACGAATACCGCTTGAGGTAGCGGTCCATCTGACCAAGAGTAAATTGACCATTGGTTTCTCTTACTTTGTCAAGCTGGTCGTTGCTTGGGTAACTTGCGGTGTTCGGTCCGCTAATGCGGCGCCACACTTGGGACTTAATGCCAAACTCTACAAATGTTGTAGGGCGTGACATCGATACGATGCCATCGCTAATTTCAGCGACATAGCTTGTCTCCGCTGGATAAACATTTCCATATTCACGGTTATTGCGAATTTTTGTTCTGTTGTCGACAAGACCGTCATGTGCACTACCGTTTATGATTGCCTCCTTTCTTTTTTCGTATGTACTGCCGCTTTCATCTAGACGGCCTTCACGGAATTGATCTGAGAATTTTATATAGCCGTTTTCGAGTGCTTCAAACCTGTAGGTAATGTTGATACGATTGTTCCTGCCGTCATATGGATCTTCGTTTGGAGCATCTCGTCCGATGCACTTGGCTATAAAGTTGCTGATGCTATAAACCTCCCCGATGTTAAGAATGTCGTCAGTTTGAGCACGGCTTTGGTCTGTAATTTGGTTTATGTCCTCTGTTTGCAAGAGGTCAAACATTGATGCGTCATCTTCTGACCGACCAGGCAGAAACTGCGCGCCGATTTTGTAGCTAATTATGTCTCCTTTTTTTACGCTTGCGACTATATAATCAACGCTTTTGTTAAAACCGGGAGTAATATTACTGCCGTTGCGTTCCAGCTTGGTAAAGCCGCAGCCACGAGGATAAAGATAAAAATTGAATTTGATCTCTTCCATCCGAACAGCTTTGCGCCCTTCTTCAGTAGAGAAGTCGTTAAATGGAATAGTTACTGCAGCTAACGGTAGGCGGAATCCTGTACCGCTGGGGCAAAAGTTGTAGCAGCCAAACTGTGTGCCGGTTGTAGGGGAATTCGTTCCAGAATCAGCAGCACGTGTGATTGGTTGCCCGCTACCGCTGGTAGAAATTAAGTTGACATCAAGTGGGTTTAGTGGCGGGGTGTCGTATAACTTGCCTTCGCGATAAACCTCGGTGCGATTGGAGTTGGTGCGTGGAGTACCTCCGTTAGGGTTGTAGCAGATAAAGACTTTGTGCTCGGGGTAGTCCTCAAGTTTGGTGCTGCCAATTGCAAAGCCCTCATATTCGGGAATCCACTCCATGCCGCCAAGACCGAGCAGCGCCGCAATGCGCAACTCTTGGTTGTTCGGTCCCGATTTCAGCATCGAGAAGATGAGCTGTGATGAAACTCGTGTTCCACCACAGTTGCGTCGGTTGTTGCTTCCACCAGCGTCCCAGGCAAACTTACCGCGTCGGGTAAAGATCAACGGGATAGGTTTGCCCAGTGTTGCCAGGGTTTGGACTGAGTCGAAGCCGTAGCGGGGGTTAAACCTGGAACGACCGATGTTGTCGCCGGTCTCTAAATTGCGACGCTCGACGTCGTTTGATTGGGCGCGGGGTGCTTTCGGCTTCATCAGCAGACCCACTGCCGTTGATGCCAAGCCAATTACTAAACTGGCTACTGCAATGACTGTCGTTGGCTCGTTATAAATTTCAGGTACTAACTCATAGCCTTGTTCTTTTTGTTGGATGCGCTCCAGGGCTGCATCGTTGAATTGCCAGTACTCTTCGACAGTGATGCCGAGTTGATCAATTAGCTGTATTTCGAAAGGTAATAGAGTCCGACGACCTCCAGCGCTCCGAGGGGCTTCCATGTCACCGCCGACTCTACGAAGCAAAGCCATCCGTTATCGAAGAAACTAGCCATGGCGTACCCCTTTTCAGACGTACACAAGGCAATTACTCCAATGTTAGGCGAAGCTGCCTTAGTGCAATAGCGCTCCAGCTGCTCAGGGAAAACAGTGTAGTCACCGCGATATAAGCGGCGATACCAGCTGCGTTCAACAGGCGGGGCGTCAAAACCTTGCAGTTGTAAAACAGTGCGTGCCAGGCTGAGGCAGTCGGCGGCACCATGTTTTTCAGGCGTTGCACCCAGACGGTAGGGGAGACCGATGAGGTCGTAGCAGGTCATCGGTTTTGAATGTTGCCGGTGACGGGGAGGTGACCGACCATTTCGCGAGTTAGTACTCGGACAGGGATAGCAGCTTCAACAGCATCGATTGCGCTCGATAAGGTGATCTCAATTGTTTGGGCGTCGAAGACAAAATTGGTGGCAAGCCATTTTTCTTGCACCAGCTTGCGTAGTGGTTTGGTTGGTTCTTTCGGGTCCATCAACCACGATTGAACTTTGATCTGGTAGCGGTTAATGACCGCTTCGTAGACGCGGGCATAGCTGAGGGTGTTGTTAGCCAGGATTAGGGAGGCGGTTAGGTTGTCGCCGCTGATGGTTTGGGCGGCGCCTTGGTAGATAAAGGGCAGCCACTCGTATGCCGTGGTGGGGTATGTGATCTGATTAGGAAGCAGGATGTTTTCGTAGGGGCAGCCGTTTTGGTAACGCTTGGGTTTTTTCAAACCTTCGCCTTCGTTGGGGTCGTCAATGATGTCGCCCAGCGATGCTGTGTGATCAATGATGTCGATGAAAGTCGTCAGGACGACGAGAGAACGTTCACTCATAGCCCGATGCGGCTGCGGGAGCTGCGGTTATTTTTGAGGCTAGCCATCGTACGCATCTCGCCCATCTTTGCGCCTTGGGCAACAAGCTGCGGTGCTTCGCTCCTGGGGATGTACTCGTCACCGTTGAAGTTGAGGGTCGGGCCGTTATAGGTCATGTTGATTGGGGCGTTCGCCATTGATGTTGTGGTTGAGTTGCTCGGCATGTAGTTAGACATCGTCTCGTTGCTGCGGATCGTTCCAGAGGTGCGGGGCTGGAATAGCTCGGGGCCGCGTTCGCCAACGATGTAAGGGGTGGCGCTGTCGACTGGTCCGCCGTCGGCTCGCTTGTTGAAATAAGACATCGGGTTGAAGCCTTGCCCGAAGTAATTAGTGTCCGTACCAATCATCGGTGTGCTGCTACCGCTAGGGGGGATTCCAGCGAAGGCGCGGGCGATGCCGATTGCGATGTACTGCGCAATCATTTGTGCTGCAGTTTGTATTAGGGCTTGACCCATGCCGATCAGCATGTCGGCGAAGGCTTCCTCGGCGGATTTTGATCCATCGACGATGGCTGTAAAGAAGTCGGTGATGCCCGCAGCTAAGCCATCGGTGATTGGTTGTAATTTTTCAAGAACTTGTTGTTGCCGTAAAATCGCACGCTCTACTTCTTGTCGCGCCAGGGCTTCGTCGCGTATTTGTTTATTAACTAGGTCTTGATTGCGTATTTTTTGGTCTATTCTTTCTTCTTCCTCTTTGCTTTGGGCTGCGGCTAGTTGTCTGTTTAACTCTAAACTTTTTTCTTTTGCTGTATTAAGAATGTCTTGAAGTTCGCGTATTTGATCTAATTTTTGTATTTCAGCTTCGTATGCATCGCCTCCGAACGGGTTAGCAAACTGCAGTTCAGCCCTTTGCAAAGCGTCGGCTGAGTCCGCTAATTGCCGTCTTTGATTACTTTCACTTCTGAAACTATCTTGTCGGCGATCGAGCTCTAGCAAGTTACGCTTGATCCGTTCAAGTCTGCTGGCTTCTGTCGCGGCTTCAGACAAAGTCTTTCTGTATTTAGCAGTAAATTTATTTATTCTTTCTACGTCGTATCCCGCATCAGCTAATTTCTGACCAAGAATACCGGCTTTATCTTTGATTTCCTCTAATTCAAATTCCTGCAATAGATTAAACGTTTCTTCAAAATTAGTATCTGTAATCGAAGGTTGCTTGCCGCTTTCCAGTAGAGATAAAGTTGCTTGCGCCATTTCTTTTCTGGCGTCGCGTTCTGCTAAAATTCCTTCAAGTTGCCGTATTTTAAGTTTGTTAGCGTTAATAATTAACTGTGATTGAAGAGCTATTCGTTTTTTCATCGCATCTATTTCTATTCTGGTGCGTTCGTAGCTTAACCTCAACATCTCTTTCTGATGCGTAGTTTCTTCACGCGCAGCAGTTCGCTTTGCAGCGTTTATTTTTTCTTGGTTTTGGTTTATCTGACGCACCAGGTCCGCTGAGCGTTTTTGCGCTGCTTCTGCTTCTTTTGCAGCTGCGGCTGCGGGTCCTGTGTTGTCTTGGAAACCGAAGGCGTTAGTGGGACTTTCGGTAACGCGGCGCGCTGCTTCGCTTCCGATACCGACAGCGTTCGCAACGCCTTGTCCGCCAGGAACAATTCCGGCTAAGAACTTAAGTATCCCGCCGCTTTGTTCAATTAAAGAAAGGAGCCCGGCAACGCCTTGCGTCACCAGTGTTAGTGCTGGGAGCAGGTCTCTTTGTAACGATGCTGATAATTCTGAAATTTGTTCTTGTAGATCTTCGTTAGCTGCGTCGTAGTTTGATAGCTGTTGAACTGCGTTTGGACCAAAGCGGCGCTCCAGTTCACCCAAGGCGACTTGATACGCTTGAATAAATCTGCCTTGGTCTTCGAGAGTTTCTACGGCGGTCCTAAGTTCTTTGCTGACGCGGAGACCGGCGTTTGCTAAACCGTCGAGAATCTTTTCGGCGCTATCTAGGCTATCGGCAAGCCCGCTCAGTTTTTGAATAAAATTATCAATCTGTTGCCCAAGAGCACTGAGTAGAATTTGACCGCCGAAGCCGTCACCTAAAAACGAACCAGCGATACCCCCCGCAACGCTACCTACACCGCCTCCAAATAGCAGCGGAAAACCTGCACCTAGAGCAAGGTTTTCTCTAAGTCTGCTCCTACTGCGTTTTTTGGATTCTTGAGCTGCTAAACGTTGATCAAAATCTCTGAGAAGTTTAGCGTTTGTTTCTTTTCCTTCCTGTAGCTCCTTGGCGGCCTGCTCGTTAATCGCTTTTATTTTTTTCTCAGTTTCTAGCTCTGTGTAACGACTCTCTAACTCAAAAGTTTCTCTCGTGCGGCGCTCTTCTAAAGCTTGGATTTGTCCTTCTACATTGCGTCGTTGTTGAAAATAATCATCTACAGCTGCTGCCTGTCGGTTGATACTGTCGTTTATGTCTGAATCACTGGCAGTTGGTCCACGGCGTACAGGGTTTAAAGCATCTTGGATTTCAGGTGTTAATATTTCCAACTCCCGGGCTCTTGCTTGTCTAGCATCATTGAGGAAACTATTGAAACGTTTTTCGACTTCGGCTGCTTGTTCTGCGGCAACACCAAAAGCTTTGGCAAGTGTCTGTACTTCCTGTTGTCCCGCGCGCGTTTTAAGATTTACGTTTGCAAGTACATCACTGATTACAGAAGCCTGTTGTGCTGCACCTGCAAAACTTCCACTTAACTTGCCAGGGCCTACGCTTCCTTTTGATATAGTTGTTGCGGTTTTTAAAATCTTATCTAATTCTGTGTTTACTCTCTCTAAAACTTCTTTACTTGTTCCGCCTTTGTCGAAAAGACTTATAGGCTTAATTTGTGCAGCAAGCTGACTAACCTGCTGAATCTTAGTTACAGCTCTTCTTAAAGACGATTCATCTACAGCAGACTTAAATAGTATGCTGGCGTCGAACTGTGCCACGACTCGCCGCTAGGGTCCTGGATTCAAGTCTAGCGGCGGGTCTTGGCCTTCTTCAGCGCTTTATCCTGCTCCTCGTTTAGAAAGCCGAAATAAAGCGACCAGAGAATGAGTTCTTCTTCAGTCGCTTCGTTCCAGAGCTTGTTGAGGGTCATCCCAAGCTCTTTTGCAACCCCCAGGCTGAGGAGGAGCCAGTTGTCACTCCTCAGCTCCTTGCTGGCCGCTTTTCATGTCGAGGTCGTCTTCCTCGTCTGCACCGAGAACTGCCAGCATCAACTTTTGAAGGTCGGAGTCGCGGACTTCGTTCTTCAAAATGGCGGCGTCACCCGGGGTGAAGAGGGGCTGGTTGTTGCCGTTGCGGGCTTTGCGGATCAGCAGTTGCAGGGCAAACGCTCCAGGGTCATCAGACTTGGCGTCTTTTTTGGCGCGTTCGCGCTCGGCCGCGGTCAGCGGGGTGACGTACATCACGACCTCTTCGCCGCTATCAAGAACGATTTCTTTCTTGACGGGTTCAAGGCGGGCTGCTTTGGTCAGTTTGTCGATGAAACGACCGGCCATAAGGAAGTCCTAATACAAAGTAACTCTACTGTAGAATTTGAGTGCTAGGCAGGTTGCAGCCTCCTAGCGCGGACAACCTACCCAGAGGTCATCGTGGTCAAGCCTAGACCGTTGCCAGCGCTTGCAGTGCTGCAAGAAAACTTTTCTTATGAACCTCTGACTGGGGTACTACGTTGGAAAATTTCACCATGGAAGAGCAGTGTGCAGGCTGGAGACATTGCAGGCAGTACAAAAGCAAATGGGTATTTGCGAGTGATGCTTAATAAGAAGCAACTTCTTGTTCATCGGATTATTTGGAAGCTAATGACAGGTGCCGAGCCACCAGAAGTTATTGACCATATCAACAGGAACAGATCGGATAACCGCTGGGAAAATTTGCGTTCCAGTGATATGCAGAGGAATCAGGGGAACCGAATCGGCAAGGGCACAATGCAACGGAAAACAGGCTGGGAAGCCTGGGGCGGCGGCAACTACCTAGGGACCTACAAAACAGAAAAAGAGGCCCACCAGACTTACGTCCAGTGGCACCTCTCGCACTTCGGATCAGATTCCGTTTACTCAGGTAAGACCAAAAGCTGAAGTCACGCTGGTGACTCCGAAATTGATCTGGGCCGTTGTCGGGTTGTCCGGGTCGACTGAGAAGCTCATGCCGAGCAGCTGGATGTCTGCCTCGATGAAGAGGGAAGAATCCACGTCGATTTCGCCTTGCGCATTCGTCTTGGTGCAGACGTACAAGCGAACAGACGCGCCACCCTGCGTGCGCTGCAGGGAACCCTGGAGGATTTTGTTCTGGATTGACTCGTTGTCGCAGGTGAAGTACACCTCCAACGTGCCAGTCGCAGAAGCAAAACCAGCTTGGGTTTTACGGAAGGATGCAAGCTCCTTGCCGCAAGCTTCAGAAACTGAGCACGGAAGAGTTGTGACGTCCAACTCGTCTCTGCTCAAGTCAATGCTAAATGACCGAACTCCACAGACGGTTTGGAAATCACACAGGCGCAAGGTGTAAGAACCTTCGGAAGTGTTGCCGCGAACGTCTACGACATCATCCGCTGCCAGAGTGATGACAGCAGCTTGGGTAGGCGTTCCACCGGCAGTGCCGAGGTTGATACCCAAAGCGTCGTTTTCCTTGTAGCCGCTGCCAGGCTTATCGCCATCATCGGTCTTTACGGTGACCGATGTCACTGTGCCGCTAGCAACAACCACGGTTGCAGTTCCGCCAGAACCTGAACCACCCGTAAGAGGCGTGTTCTTGTACGTGCCGTCGGTGTAACCAGCGCCCGCAGTGCTGACATTCAATCCGCCTGAAGTAGACAGGCTTCCCTCAACCAGACTTTCACCGGCTTTGCCGGTGTTCCAGGTAATAGCCTGGCCCCCTTGAGTTGCGGACACTTCGATGTAGGGCACGCCCTCCATGTCGTTGCCGCAAGCATCGACATCGTTTTTGGCACCCTTGGCGTCAGTGACGACGTAGTAGGTGTCACCATCTTCAACAACAGTGCTGCCGCTGTCGTCAGAGATGCCTTCACCGGCAGGGATCTTGACGCGCTCCAGTTCGATGCAGTCGTCGACGTCGTAGTCAGCGGAACAAGGCAGATAAATCCGCGTGCCCACGAATGGGCAATAGTCATCGACACAGTTGGTAGTGCCTAGCGGCTTGAATTGAATCAAGCCCTCCTGCCCAGTAAGGACAGTATTGTCGCAAGTGGACATTGGTCTCCTTAAGAAACGTTTGCTTTTGGGGGCGTTTCCTAGGTGGGGCGACCCAGGGCAGGCACAGCCTGTTGCTCTAGTCTAATTCTTGCGG